AGCGCTAGGGCATTCTCAGAAGTTAATGCGAAATCACGTAAAATCATTAATTTATCAAGCGGAAAAGTTTCAGGAAATAGTGGGCACATGGATTGATATTGAAGAAAACGGAAAAAACGATGACGCAGAAGATTTTTACAGTATTGTCCAGGACATTTTAGGCGGTGGTTCAGATGAGTGAGCGATTGGAAGAGATAAAACTAGATTGGGAACAACATAAAGAAGAGCTTTCAAGAATGAAAAATGATCCCGATTCATTCTACTTAATGCGCTTAAACGATATAGAACAAGTAGAGTGGCTTATCGAACAAGCTGAACTAGTGGAAAATATGCGGAAACTCGTTAACTACCATCAACAAAAGCAAAAAGAAGCCGAGGATGAGAATGAGCCTTACCGACATCAGAATAGACGATATCGTGTAGCGATTGAATTGTCTGTAAAAACCATAAAACATATGCCGCGAACGGTAGGAAGAACACAAATATACAATACTCTTATCGATGCATTGGAGGAATCAGAATGAATGAGCAATTACAAGATATAGTAAATGACTTACCATATTCGATTAGGCATAACGGTAGTTTGGAAGAACTTATTGAATATACAAAAGGACAAGCTGAACGAGCGCAGGAGTTGGAAGGATTTTATAAAGATATGTTGGATGAAGCTACGATTTTAAATGAGCAAAACAAGCGTTATCGTGAAGCGTTGGAAAGCATAGTGAACATTGATGGGTACTTTATTGATAAGCCTTTCAATATGGTAAGAGCATTGAATTTAATTGATGGAGCAGCACGCAATGCATTGGAGAGTGAATCAGAATGAAAAAGTGTGATGAGTGCTTAGAGATATTTAAATGGAATGATGATGTTTTAACTGTTGATGATAGGTTATTTCACAAAGAATGTGTGGAACTTATCCCTATGGGTTATATCGCTATGGTTAATGATTATCCAGTAGGTGAAGTAGAAAATGATGATATGGCTTGTTTCGTTTTAGACGATGGAGAATATTTGGAGAGCGAATCAGAATGAATCCAAAACAAATACCAAGAAGGCACAGAAAGCATGTTATCGCAATGGTTGAAGAATACAAGCGAAACATTGGAAAGCAGGATCATCTTTTCAAGAATTGGAATGAATTTTTAAGATACAGATTAATTGGTACAAATGACGGATGGATTTCAACGAATAATAAAGAATATCAAGCATTAGTATGGCTCATCGGAATAAGAGACATGATGTCTTATTTTGAAGCATTGGAGGAACCAACATGAAACTCCATAAACTATGCCCAGACTGCAAAACAAATCAAAAAGTTGAAAACAGGAGCTTATGCGAAGATTGCGCTCATAAGAGATTGCTAGATAACTATAAAGAAATAGATACAAGCGTACCGGAGAATAGATACTTTTGAGGTGCTGAAAAATGCATGAGAATGATTTCCTAGAGCAAAGCAAAATAAAAATAGTGGCGATACATAGCGTATTGCCACTTGAAAGGAAGGTTAAGGCGGTTATTACTACATCACACTTTGGGAGGTTGACAACAAAGCCTTATGAGATAAGCAAGATGGAGTGGAGCGATATTATTTTGAGAGGGTGGATTGAGTGATGTTTATTGAGTTGACGTCAAGAGTCGGAAAAATAACTTTTAATATCAATCACGTTTCTGATTTTCAAGGAGGCGTAACAAATGATGGGTGTAATTTGATTATGTCGGATGGGAACAGAGTCGAAGTTGAAGAATCCTACGAACAGGTGAAAGAACTAATCAAAAATGAAGTCGCTGCAGAAAGAGGTTATTGAGAATGACACACGTACTAACAGAAAGAATTAAACAATGGGCAATTGAACGAGATTTACAAAGTGCAGACCCGTCTAAGCAAATATTAAAGTTAGGCGAAGAATATGGGGAGTTGTGCGAGTCGTTTTTAAAAGGATATCCAGATGCAACAGAAGATGCTATTGGTGATATGTATGTAGTCCTCACGATTCTATGCCTACAGCTAGATTTAGATATTGAGGATTGCATCGAGATGGCATACGAGGAAATACGAGATCGTAAAGGAAAATTAGTTAATGGGTCGTTTGTGAAGGACAGTGATCTGTAATGCGTTTTACTATACCAGGAGAACTACCAACAACAAATGACATAATAGAAGCGCAAAATACACAGAATAGATATATTAATTCAAACATGAAAAAAGATAACACAGCATTAGTCATGATGTATGCACGGAAATTAAAGGCGGTAAAGAAGGCAGACTTTGAAATTACATTTTACTGCAAGAACAGGCGCAAGGATAAAGACAATATGCTAGGTGGCGGATTGAAATTTATCTTTGATGGATTAGTAAAGGCTGGAGTAATAGAAAATGATGGGTGGAAACAGGTAGGTAGAATTATGCCGCATTTTGAAGTAGATAAAGAAAATCCGAGAATAGAAGTTATTTTAAAGGAACTAAACTAAATGGACACATTAAAAAACACAATCAACATAATGATCGTCATAACTATTTTAGTCTTACTCACGGCTTCGTCAATGATGGTATTTGTAGTTGCTCATGAGGCTATGGGATTGTTTGGGAAAGTAATGTTAAGCCTATTTAGAGCATCATAAGGAGTGGACAGATGACTTATTACGACATACCGAAAATACTAGAGATAATAAAGCAGTACAACATAGATATAAAAACTCTTGCCGAAAGAAGAAAAGAATATGCAAGTGTAGGAGTTACACAATATGGCATAGAATCGACTCTACCTAAAGCACAAGGGGTAAACAGCGATGTAGTAGCCAATGAAGCTATAAGGCATGTAGAGGACAATATGTTCTTTGCTAACATGGAAACAGAGATAAAGTATTTACAAGATCGTTGGGATAGAGTAACGAATGAAACGGATGCGCAGATACTTAGTTTACGGTTAGACGGGTTATCTGCTAGAGAGATTGGCAGGATATTGCGATGCACAGACAGGACGATCCATGTGAGATTAAGAAGGATAGCTGAAACAATAAAGAGTTATCCACAATAAAAGTTCGGTGTATTCGGTGATTAGGAGTATTGAAGTGTCGAATGTTATAATTGTATAAGCAGTAGCTTCAGACAATAGCACTTTAAAAGTAGTGATGAAGTAATATAAAAAGGCTACGTTGTCCTAACGCATGACTAGGACATTAAACATAGACGGCATGCAATGACAGGAAAAAATCGTTTAGCACGGTTTTTCACGGGTAGGGTAATGCTCTACCCTTACTTTTATATTATGAGGTGATTAAATGGAACTTGCAAATGAAGTAATTCGCTTAATTTTAAATACAACTCTAGTTATGTTGGGTATAGGTTGGCTAGTATTCTTTTATAAAGAAAGCAAAAGAAAAGAAACTATAAAAATAAACCAGAAAGATATTAATAACATTGTGGACGAATTGGAAAGAAGGCAGTATGTCAAATCTGCAAACAGAAAAAGAAAAATATAAAACATTGATACATCAACATTGAATGAGGTTGTCTCACATACGCAATACAGTTGCATTATTTTACCAACTACAGGATAATAGGACCATATAATTAGTGGGGGTTGGTAGTGATGAAAAAGCCAATATATAAAAAGTGGTGGGTATGGGTAATAGCATTCTTCGCAGTGTTGACTGTTTATGGAGCGATTACCGGAGTTAATCAAGCTAAAGATCAAATAGCAGAAGAAGAAACCAACAAAGAGGATATAGAAGTAGATGAAGAAAAACAAGAAGAAGAAGTGGAAAAAGAAGTACCTGAACCGGAAGAAGAAACAGAAGATAGTGGAATAATAGAAGTTGATGAACAGTTAACGTTTGCGGAATTTACAGTTGATTTCGAACAAGTAGAAATTGAAGATGACAAAGCGGTTATTACTTTTAAATGGCTGAATCAAGCAGGAGATGGAAAACAATTCTTTTTTGCATTATCGGGAATAGATGTGGCACAAAGTGACGATATACTGGATGAGACATCGGGAGCATATGATGCAGAGAATAAAAACACAAGTGATATATATTTCCCTAATGCAGAAAATGGGGAAACAAAAGTAACCCTAGAATACGAACTGAAAGATAAAGAAACACCTATTGATATTACATTTGTTCCGTATAATGATTACGGTGAGGATTCACAAAAAGTAACAATAGAAATTGATTAAGGCATCCTAACGGGTGTCTTTTTTTATGCTTTAAATACGGAGGTGTAGGTGATATGAAATGAGTAAACGTAAAAATAAAGGTGGTAGACGAGGTAAGTACCATGCATGGATAACTCCAGAAGGGTTGATCAAGTTAGAGGGCTGGGCAAGAGATGGGCTGACAAACGAACAGATATCACATAACGTCGGTATAAACCCGGACACACTATACACTTGGATTAAGAAATACCCCGAGATATCCGAGTCCTTAAAAAGAGGAAAAGAAGTTATTGACCGTCAAGTCGAAAATGCCCTGTTAAAACGAGCGCTAGGATATAGGTTTGAAGAAGTGACATTTGAATATGGGGAAGAAACCAAAAGAGTGATAAAAGAAGTTAGCCCTGATACTACAGCTCAAATATTTTGGTTGAAGAATCGTAAGCCAGTCGAATGGAGAGACAAACAACAAATCGAGCATATGGGAGAAATGAATGTTAATAACCCTTTTGCAGATTTGTCCACCGATGATTTAAAGAAGTTGATTAAAGATGATTAGTTTAGAAAAAGTAAAACAGGGCGCTAAATTAGAACTTGCTAGACGTGAGTTCTTTTATTTTTGCAATGTTTTATCCCCTGTATTTTATAAAAAAGAACGCGAATTTTTAAAGGACTTATGCGATGAATTGCAAGATTTTTATTTCAGTACTGATGACGTGCTAGTTTTAAACGTCCCGCCAAGACATGGAAAATCGTTCACAGGCGGTCATTTAGCGCAATGGTTGTTTGGTATCAATCCAAATGAAAAGATCATGACAGGCTCATATAACGAAACGCTATCGACTGTTTTTAGTAAACAGGTGCGAAACTCCATACAAGAAATTAAGGCAGATGAGAATAGGGTTGTTTATAGCGATATTTTCCCTAATACTAAGATTCAGCACGGGGACGGAGCTATGAACTTGTGGAGCCTAGAAGGTCAATACAACAACTATCTTGCAACGAGTCCAACAGGAACAGCAACAGGCTTTGGTGCAAGTTTATTAATTATAGATGATTTAATTAAGAGTTCTGAAGAGGCATTTAATGCAGCTGTTCTTGATAAGCATTGGAGTTGGTTTACAAACACTATGCTTTCACGCTTAGAATCCAATGGGAAAATCATTATTATTATGACTAGGTGGCATTCAAACGATTTAGCAGGTAGGGCATTAAAAGAGCTACCAGAGCTTAATATGAAGGTCAGACACATTAACATGAAAGCCGTCCAGGAAGATGGATCCATGCTATGTGATGATATTTTGAGTAAGAAGGAATATGGACAACGAGCGAATGCTATGGCCCCGGAAATAGCTGCCGCAAACTATCAACAAGAACCAATGGACATTAAAGGC